CGTCCAAGCTGTCTTCCACCTTCATCTCTGCTCTGTCCGAGGCGAACATCAGCTATGTGCTGACCGTGGCTTCCAAGAACATCACGATGGGCGGCAAGACCAACGCTGGCGAGTGGATTGATATTATCCGCTTCCGTGACTGGCTCCAGAACGATATGCAGGTCCGTGTGGTCAACCTGCTGGTCGTGAACCCGAAAATCCCGTACACCGACAACGGCATCGGTCTGGTGGAGAACCAGATGATTGCCTCTCTGAAGGACGGTCAGAAGTATCAGGGCATCGCCCCCACCGAGTACGACGAGGACGGCAACGCCATCGAGGGCTATGTCACCTCCGTACCGCTGGCATCGTCCCTGACCAGCACCCAGAAGGCTTCCAGAGTCCTGGAGGACTGCAAGTTCTCCGCTCGCCTCGCTGGTGCCATCCATCTGGTCAACATCTCTGGTAGCTTGACCTACGAGAACCTGTAAAGGAGGTAGAACGACATGGCGAGCAACAAGAAGGTAAAAACCTACAACCCCAAGGAAGTCACCATCGCCTGTGGCTCTCACATCGTCACGGGCTTCGCTGACGACAGCTTCGTGAGTATCGAGCCGAACGGCGACGGCATCACCAAGAAGGTTGGCTGCGACGGAGAAATCGCTCGTGCGGTATCTCCCGATGACACCTTCAAGGTGAAAATCACCCTGCTGCAAGCGAGTGACAGCAACTCCTATTTCTCCTCGATGGTCGATTTGGACACCGAGACGGGAGAGGGTATGTTCCCCATCCTCATCAAAGACCTGAAGGGCGGTCTGGTGTTCAGCGCCGACAGCGCATGGTGTACCAAGAAGGCATCCGTCACCCGTGGCAAGGACACCAACAACCGTGAGTGGGAAATCGACACGGGCAGCGCCACGCTGTCTGAGTAAGGAGGACGACCATGAAACAGATGGAACCCCGTACCGTCACCATCAGTGACAACACCTACTATATCCGCCCCCTTCCTGCGTTCAAGGCGGCGAACATGAGCGGAGAGCTGGCATCGCTGGCTCTCCCCATTCTGACTGGCCTGACCCCTCTGCTGGGCGGCGAGAATAGCGACAAGGGTCTCATGGACATCGACCTCGCAGAAGCCGCCCCTTCGGTGCAGAACGCCTTCTCCGGCATCTCCGGCGACAAACTGGAGACCTTGCTGAAGCACCTGCTGCTGACCGGGAAGAACATCTCCGTGGAGACGCCCGACAGCGAGAAGGCACAGCTCCTGACGGAAGACCTCGCCAACGAGATTTTCTGCGAGGAAGTGCAGGATATGTTCCTGCTGGCCTTCGAGGTCATCCGCACCAACTACAACGGTTTTTTCAAGAAACTCGCCGACCGATTTGGACCTGCTATTCAGGGTCTGACGCAGACAGCGGCGGCGATGTAAGCAAGTACGGGAAGTTGGACCTGTCCGACTTCAGCGAGCTGGAAGCCCGGATGTATATGCTCATCAAGGCTCGGCTCTGCACGATGTACGAGCTGAAGAATGTCTACACACTGGACGAAGCCCTGAAGCTCTATGCGCTGTGGCGCATGGAGCAGGATGTCGAAGCTGCACAAGCGAGAGAACTGGCGAAAGGAGGGTGAGTGAGTGGCATTAACACTGAGAGACATTGGCTTCCGCCTCGGGTACGAGCTGGACGAGTCCTCGGTCAAAAACGTCGAGAGCAGCATCAGCTCTTTGAAGGAGCAAGCAACCAAGATGCTGGGCGGCATAGCGGTCGTCGTTGCTATCAAGAAGGCGGCACAGTTCGTTTCAGACTGTGTTTCCATCGCCTCGGAAGTCGAGGAGATGGAGAACAAATTCGATGTCGTCTTCGGGGACATCAATGAGACTGTGGACGAGTGGGCTGAGAACTACGCCGACGCCATAGGCCGGAATAAAAACGACATCAAATCGTACCTCGCCGACCAGCAGAACCTGTTGGTCGGTTTTGGTATGACCCGTGAAGCTGGCGCAGAGCTGTCTGAGCAGATGACCTCGCTCGCCCTCGACCTCGCCTCGTTCGGCAACATGGACGAGGCAACTGCGGTCGATGCTATGACAAAGGCGGTCATGGGGCAGTCTGAGTCGGCGAAGACCCTCGGTGCTGTGCTGAACGACACCACACGAGAACAGGCCATGCTCACGCTGGGCCTCAGCGGGACCTACGACTCGCTGGACCAGCTCACCAAGATGCAGGTCAACTATCAGGCAATCCTCAGCCAGAGCGCCGATGCCGTGGGAGACTGCGAACGCAGCCTCGACTCTTACGAGAGTACCATGAAGCAGTTCCAAGCGAAGCTGAAGGAAATCAAGACGCTCATCGGGCAGTTCTTCATGCCAACCTTCCAGAAGGTCCTGAGCTTCGGCTCACGGATGCTCACACGGCTGAGGGATATGCTGCAAAAGCTCACGAACTTCATCGACAAGATAGGCGGTTCTGAGCGAGTCCTGAGAGTGCTGGGAATTGCGCTGGCGGCGACATTCGCCATAATCAACATCACCAACATTGCGAAGATGGCAAAGAAGGTGGTGGAGCTGGCGACGGGCTTCGCAAAGGCGAACACCAGCGCAAAGGTGCTGTTTGCCATCATCCTGATACTGGCTCTGCTCATCGAAGACTTCCTCGCCTTCATGCGAGGGGACGACAGCCTGTTTGGGACCATGCTTGAAAAGGCGGGTGTCGATTGCGACCAGTTCCGGCAGAATGTCATCAAGATATGGAACAACATCAAGACGGTGCTGGGAGCCATCTGGCAGGGCCTGAAGAATGTCGCCATACCGATATTCCAAGGCATCTGGGAGGCAATCAAGACCGTCTTTGAGGCCATCGGGCGCATCATCGAGAAGATAGCACCCAAGTTCGCTGAACTCGTGGAGCAACTGGCGAACGGCGAGGTGGACACCGAGAAATGGGTGCAAGTTGGCGAGACCATCGGCAAGATAGCTGCTGCAATCGTCGGCGTGGTCGTTGCCGTGAAAACAGCCATCACGGTCGTGAAGACTGTGACCAGCATCGTGAAGGGCATCGGCTCCGCCATCTCGTTCCTGACCAGCCCGGTGGGACTGGTAATCGTGGCAATCGCTGCGGTCATCGCCATTGTGGTGGTGTGCATCAAGCATTGGGACCAAATCAAGGCGGCGTTCATCGCAGCGTGGGACGCAATCAAAGCTGCGTGGGGAGCCGTTGTTGACTTCTTCAAGGGTATCTGGGACGGCATCGTCAATGTCTTCAAGTCCGTCGTTTCCTTCTATGCGAACCTCTACAAGAAAGCGTGGGAGGCGATAAAGGCGGCGTGGAGCGCAGTCGTCGGATGGTTTAAGGGGATATGGGACGGAATTGTGGCTGTGTTCAGCGCAGTCGTCTCGTGGTATTCAGGCATCTTCCAGAGTGCGTGGAGCGCCATCGTCTCCATCTGGAACGCAGTTGTTGGCTGGTTCCAAGGTGTGTGGGATGGTATCGTCGGCGTATTCAGTGCGGTGGTATCGTGGTTCACTGGCATCTTCTCACAGGCGTGGGAAGGCATCAAGGCTGTATTCAGTGGCGTGGGAGATTTCTTCCAAGGCATCTGGGACACCATCGTGAGCCTGTTCACCTCCATCGGTACGGCGGTGGGCGACGCCATCAGCGGAGCCGTCAAAGGAGCCGTCAATGCCGTCCTGAAGGGCGCAATCACCATCATCAACGGGTTCATCAGCGCCATTAACTTCGCTATTGGCATCATCAACAAGATACCGGGCGTGTCCATCAACACCCTGAGCCAGTTGGATGTCCCGCAGCTCGCAGAAGGTGGTTATGTCGAGGCTGACAATCCTCGTGCAGTCATCGTGGGCGACAACAAGAACGAGGGCGAGATTGTTTCCCCCATCAGCAAGATGAGGGACACGGTAATCTCCGCACTCCAACTTTTTGCTCAGTCCGCAACGCCGACTTCCAGCGCACAGGCGATGACCACCGACAGCTCCAGCCGGAGCATCGTACAGAACGTCAACATCAACAACGAGTTCAACGGCGACCGGGCGGGGCAGTCCAAGAGCGCATCGGCGATGGATAAGGCATCCGAGGACGCTACGAGCCAGATGGCTCGTGCGCTCGCATTTGCAAGGTAGGTGAGAAGATGGCAAGAGCAAAACAGCCAGTCAATATCGACGGCATCGAGTTCGACGCCCTGCTGGAGATGTCTACGGACTACGAGGCGGAGGTCCCCACCTATCCCACGGAGAAGGGCTTCAGTGTCAGTGACAATGTGGCGCTGAAACCCCGAACTCTTACCATGACCTGCTTCGTCACCGACACCCCGGTAACATGGGCGAAGCGGTTCGGCGTGAACGCTGGCAGGATGGAGTCAGTCGTGAAGAAGCTGGAGCAGCTCTACTTCAACAAGAAAGTGGTCACGGTTACGACCACGGACGCCGTGTACGAGAACATGGTGATGACCAACCTGAGCATCTCGAAGACCAGCGAGGCTGGCTATTCGAGGGAGGTCCCCATCACGATGAAGGAAGTCATCGTGGTGGAGAGCAAAACCGTCACCATCCCGTCCAGTTATGGCAAGTCGGGAACATCCTCTGCGTCCGCTGGCACAGCGAGTACCACATCTGCGTCAAGCACGTCCAGCTCATCGAGCAGTAGTTCCTCGTCCAGTTCCTCATCGTCCAGCGGCAAAGCGTCCATCCTTTACAGCGCCGCAAAGACGGTGGGGCTGATAAGCTGAGGAGGAGCCTATGGACTATATCATCATCGAAGTGCCGGATATGAACGACAGCGTTTCGACGGTCGTTCTGAGCGGCAAGCAATACCAAATCAGGTTCACCTACAACGATACGGGCGGGTACTGGTCCTTCGG